GAAAAATACGAGTTGTGTGACGATTTAGGGTTAGAGCGAAGTACTGGACCCGGCCCTGCTAGAAATTTTGCTTGGGAACATAGTAAAGATAACGGATTTGCTTGGCATTGGGTTATGGATGATAACATACGATACTTCCACAGATTTAATAAAAACCTACAAGTTAAAGTAACAGACGGCACTTGTTTTAAAGTCATGGAAGATTTTGTAAGCAAATATAGTAACATTGGTATGGCAGGACCAAATTACATGATGTTTGCACCACGCAAGTCAAAATTAGCACCATTTGTGCTTAATACACGAATTTATAGCTGCAATTTAATACGAAATGAGCTAAGATTTAGATGGCGCGGTAGATACAACGAAGATACAATTATTTCGCTAGATATTATTAAAGCAGGGTGGTGTACAACTCAATTCAATGCTTTTTTACAAGAAAAAACTAATACACAAGTTATGAAAGGCGGCAATACAGACGAATTTTACCATGTAGAAGGTAAAGTAAAAGAAGGTGAAAGATACGCTGATACTGGAACGCTAGATAAGTCAAAAATGCTTGTTAAAGTACACCCTGATTGTTCTAGGCTAGTTATGAAATACGGCAGATGGCACCACCATGTAGATTATAACAGATTTAAGAAGCAAAAATTAATTAGAAATCCTGACGTTAAAATAAATAATGTAGATAAAGAATACGGCATGAAAATGGTGCGAATACGTTGATAGGTTTTACAGCATCAACTTTTGATTTACTCCACGCAGGGCATATTGCTATGTTATCAGAAGCCAAATCTGTTTGTAGTTATTTATTAGTTGGCTTGCACGTTAACCCAAATGCAGAACGTGACCATAAAAACCAACCAATACAAACATTGGTAGAAAGATACACACAATTAAAAGCTGTTTCGTATGTAGATGAAATTATACCATACCAAACAGAGCAAGATTTATTGGATATATTTAAAATGTACGAAATACAGGTTAGAATTATTGGTGAAGAATACAGAGACAAAGATTTTACTGGTAAAAACTTAGATATGCAAATTCACTATAATAAAAGAAGGCATGATTTTAGTTCAAGCCTTCTAAGAGAGCGCATAGTACACGCCGAAAAATATAAGCACAAATCAAAGGTTACAGATATGAGCCGATGAGTTATGTTCGTTTACCGCATAAACCATTGTGCGATTATCACCGAATTGCACACAATAATCCGCAACTTCTAGTTCTGTTTTACACTCATACCGAACACGGTTTTGACCACGACCGCGTACACAAACCCAATGCGTACGCTCTTCGTAAATTTTCTTTTCGTAGTCGGTTGAAAAATCTATTACGCTTTCACCAATCATAATTAACCCCAATCTTTCTGATCGCCAATATCTCTGGCGCAACTGTAACCTGCATGGTATGTATCTATCTGTTCGTCAGTCATACCATTAATTTCAATACGTGGTGTCATACCAGTAGAACCAATATAGTAGTGTGGGTCACGAGGATAGCCGTAGTAAAAATCAGCCTGACCTCTGTCAAATGGGTCACCATGGCGAACCAAGTAAGATTTACCATTCCAAGCTGCGTTTGAATATGTAGTCATTTTGAACCTCTTAATTATTACATATACATACTATCAAGTGGGCTAATAGTGTCAATACATTATTTACAAATAAAACGTGTAAGAACTGCTGTCAGTCGCTACACAAAAATAAATACTTCACCATTCATAATTTATGCTGTAAATATACATTTGACATAATAGGCGAGGATAAAATGAGTAAAGCGGAAGCCAAGTCTGGTGGAAGCGCAAAACGTGGCCCGAAAGCACCCTCTAAACCATTGAATGACGAGGACTTTTTGCGTTTACTTAATATGGTAAGAATACAATGCACACAGATAGAAATATGTAGTATTCTTGGTATGTCAGACACCACACTAAATAGAAGATTAAAAGATAGAGGATACGAAAATTTTGAAGACCTCTATAAAAGGCACAATGACGAGGGCAGAATGTCACTTAGGCGTATGCAATGGCAAGCGGCTGAAGGCGGTAATACTTCAATATTAATTTGGCTTGGTAAACAATACCTTGGTCAGAAAGATAAGGCCGAAAGCACTGTATCAGGTGAGCATGTACACGCTTATAAGTGGTTAAGCGATGACAGTTAGAACAATTAAGTATAAGCCAAGGTCATTAATAAAATCTTACCATACGAGAACAGAACGCTTTGCCATTATTGTTGCGCACAGAAGGTTTGGTAAAACTGTTGCTGCAATTAATGATTTAATAAAAGATGCTTTAACAATTCCAAGGCCAAATGTAAGAGTTGCGTACATTGCTCCGTACTACAGACAGGCAAAAGCAATAGCGTGGGATTATCTTCTAGAGTATACTAGAGATATTGAAGGCGTAGAGTATAATGTTGCAGAATTACGTGCAGATTTTCCGAATGGTGCAAGATTTAGATTATTTGGTGCTGATAACCCAGACAGTTTGCGCGGATTATACTTTGACCATGTTGTGTTGGACGAACCTGCCGACTTTCCACATCGTGCATGGCCTACTGTTATAAGACCATCACTTGCAGATCGTAAAGGTAAAGCAACATTTATAGGCACACCAAAAGGTAGAAACCAATTTTACGATACTTTCGTTGCAGCTAAGAATGATCCCAATTGGCTTTCATTAATGCTTAAATCGTCAGAAACAGGCATTTTAGACGAAGAAGAATTAAAAGAAGCCAAAAAAGCAATGGGGGAAGATAGATTTGAACAAGAGTTTGAGTGTAGTTTTGAAGCCGCAATACAAGGCTCATATTATGCAGCAGAATTAAAAACAGCCGCGCAAGAAAATAGAATACGAGTTGTCCCTTATGATCCGTCCGTCGGTGTAACCACCGCATGGGATTTAGGAATTGGTGACAGTACGGCAATATGGATGGCGCAGTTTGTGGCGCAAGAAGTTCGGTTAATAGATTATTACGAGAACTCGGGTGTGGGGTTAGATCACTACGCAAAAGAACTCAGTAGTCGGGGGTATCACTACTCTGAGCATATCCTTCCCCACGATGTACAAGTTAAAGAACTTGGCACTGGCAAGTCAAGGCTCGAAATATTAAATACATTAGGTTTAACAGATATAACCATTGCACCAAAATTAAGTATAGAAGATGGAATACAATCAGCTAGGTCTATGCTCAACAGATGTTGGTTTGATGATGAAAAGTGCGAAAGAGGTATAGAAGCCTTAAAACAGTATCGCAGAGAGTTTGACGAAAAGCTTAAAACGTGGAGAGGTAGACCTTTACATGATTGGACATCACACGGTTCAGATGCATTTCGATATTTAGCGGTAGGTAAGCGAGAAAATAAAAATTGGGGTGAACCTATAAGAAGAAATTTGCAAGGAATAGCATAATGTGCTAATTTAATTTTAACAGCAGGAGGTTCTCGTATGGCAAAAAAGAAAAAACCTACTAAAAAGAAAGGCTTGTACGATAATATTCATGCTAAAAGGCGCAGAATAAAAGCGGGAAGTGGTGAGCGCATGAGAAGTGCCGACGATCCCAAAGCTCCTTCAGCAAAAAATTTTAAAGATGCTGAGAAAACTGCTAAAAAACCTAAAAAGAAAAAGAAAGGTAAAAAGTAATGCCCGGCTATCACAAAGGTAAAAAGAAAAAAGGTAAGAAAAAGTAATGCCCCATGTTTCTGGTCATAACCCTACTTCGGGATCAAATATAAGTTCTTCGTTGCGCCCAAAAATAAGACCAAAGCGTAGAGATATTAATTCTGTTGTGCGTGAAGGCGAAAGAGCATCACCTGTTATGGGTTCGCGTGATCCACAAGGTAGAATTGGTGTTGCAGGTCCTAAAGGTGGTGGAGAGGCTGCAAAAGCTCAGGTGGAAGTAGGTAGTCCTGCTTTTCGTCAATATAATACCGATGGCAAATACGGATATTATAACGATCAAGGTTTCTACGTGCCTGCCGATATAGATATGCGTGACGGTGGCGGTATGGATGCAAACGATACCTTTTTTGAAGGCGGTGGTTTAATGTCACTGCTCGGTAATATTGCAAAAATAAAACCATACGGTCAAAAAGATACACCTCGTGAGCAAATAGGTTTTAGAAACGTTGCTGATATGTTTGATCGTGGAGGCCCTCAACACAGTGGCGGTGAATACAGAGGTGGCGGTAAAATAAGCATGTTGGGCAATATGATGGATGAAATTGGTGGCGTAAATCAAGGCGCAAGAACTAGATATAATTACGACACAACACCAACAGCAACACGCGCAACTGGTGATTTAATAAATAATATTGAACCCAGAGAACCAATCCCTGTTTACGATCTAGATGGTAATCCACAAAATAATGCGGCACTAAATACTGTTGCAAATAATGCAATAGCAAGTGGAGTTGAGCCTTTATATCCACCGTCACAAACTTTTAATATGACAAGCAGAGCAGAAGCAATAGCAGCATTAAGACGCAAAGCTAAAAACCCAGAAAGTTGGGACAGATTTATGAAAGACGATCCTGCAGAAGCAGAAGAACTTATTCAAGATGCTATGCGTAAGCAAAACCCACTATTTCCTGCCAATCCCTAATGGCTGAAAAAAAGAAAAAAGACGCTAGGCTAGAAAAGGCAGGGGTTTCTGGTTATAATAAGCCAAAAAGAACGCCAAGCCACCCAACAAAATCACACGTTGTAGTTGCTAAAGAAGGTGAAAAAGTAAAGTTAATAAGGTTTGGTCAGCAAGGCAAAACTGGTGATAAAACAATGACAAAACGCGCAAAGTCATTTAAGGCAAGGCACGCAAAGAATATAAGAAAAGGCAAGATGTCTGCTGCGTTTTGGGCAAATAAGGTTAAGTGGTAATGGACGCAAGAGATAAATATGCCTACATGACAGGCGATTATAATAACGCCTATAAACTATTAGAAAGTGACCAAGAAGGCTTTTTTTATACTGACAAAATGATGGAAAAAGCTGTTTCCTTATTAGAAAGTGCAAAAGATACTGGAGAACAAACATATTTTCAAACACTAATGGAAAAAAATGGTCCACATAAAGGTGCTTTATTTGCAAACTCTTATGCATTAAGTCCAATGTATGGCAGAGAAAATTTTATGAATATAAATGATAAAAATATTGGTAAAATGCAAAAACTTTATCAAGGTGCACAGTTTCTAACCAATAAAGGTGTTTATCCAAGCGCAAAAATGGGATTTATGCAAGGGCTGCTAGACTACATGGTTGATCGCTATAATGAATATTAAAGGGAAATTTTTAAAATGGGATTAGCAAATTACAGCGAACTTCAATCTAGTATTGCTGATTTTTTAAACAGAAGCGATTTAACTTCGGCAATACCAGATTTTAT